GGCTACACACAGTTCAACGGCGATGTGGCCCACATTGGTAACATTGTTATCACCGGAACTACAACCAACAACGGACTCAGCGTGTTCAACGGTAATCTAACCATTGCGGGCAATGCGGCACTTGTTGGTAACACTACAGTGTCGGGCAATACCACAGTTACAGGCAATACGTTGGTAACTGGTAATACACAAGTAGTTGGAATAACTTATCTAAGTGGTAACAGTTATGTAACTGGTAACACATTTGTTACTGGTGTTACGACAGTTACTGGTAATACCTATGTAGTTGGAAACACATTTGTTACTGGAACAACAACAGTTACAGGTAACACATACGTTACCGGTCAAGTTACGACTATCACAGGTAACACATATCTACAAGGTAACAGTTTTGTAACTGGTACAACCACAGTGACTGGCAACATCACTGTGACTGGCAATAGTCTGCAGTCTGGTGAAAGTATTTTCAATATCACGCAACAAAATAGTGTGCAAGGTGCAGTGGAAATTACTGGTGACGCTAATGCACTATGGCAAACTCCTGTCAACACTGGAGTTATGTTGCATGTCACTGGACAGGCAAATAATTCGGACCGAGTTTACTTTGACAGTTTGGGTAGTTATTCGGTCTTGGTGGGTAGAAGATTTGAAGGTACAATGGCCAGCCCTACTGGTGTGCAAGGTAACGTGGACATGTTTAGAGTGGGTGGAGGCATGTACACCACTGCAGGTTGGGCCAACATTGGTCCGGCTCGTATATCTTTTACTACAAACGAGATACAGACTGGTACCAACCAAGGTGGCAGAATTGAATTTTGGACTAATGCAAATACTGCTGGACCGGCCTGGAGCACAATCTCTAGAACTGCTACAATTGATCCTGCACTGGGTGTGACTGCTACAGGATTTGTTACCGCAGGAAACGTTTCTACTGGTAATATCAGTGTAACCAATAACGAATCAGTTGGTGGTAATGTCACAGTGACTGGCAACATTACTGCTGGTAATGTAACCGCCACAACACTATTCCACGGTAACATAATTGGAACTGCAACTGGATTGGCAACTGCTGGTACGACGGCTGCAGGTACATTCCTTACAGGGCAGGTGTCAGTTCCAATTACAACTGTAGCAAAAACGGGAACGACTGATACGACATGTACAATAACCGGATTAACTACAAGCCATAAAGTTATCGTTACACCGGGAGCAGATACAAATACTGGCATTGCAGTCACTGCAGCGTATCCATCAGGGTCTAACACATTAACAGTTCAATTACAAAACTTTAGTGGCAATCCCATTACTACATCAGCATTCAACTTAACTTACATGGCATGGATCTAATGTGTCAGATGTTATTTGGATCAACCCAGTAGTTAGAGGTAGTTGCACTCCAGATGGCGGGTGCGGTAGCATTTGTTGTAAAACTAAAGTTTTCACAGATGCTACAAATTACACCCTAGAATGGTGTAAATATTACAATCCCGATCCCGCAGTCACTAATAAATGTATGAACTATGAGAATCGGTGGGAAGGTTGCAAAAACTATCCCGATAGTCGTGTATTAATGATATACGGCATTTATCCAAAATGCGGTTATTATCTTGAAGAAGCATAACCAAAAGTCATTGACTTCACCCTCGCAGTATAGTAGAATAAGTGACTAAACATCTTTTATTTGGGTTTTTAAGCAATCCCCATAAATAAGTATATGACAATCGCATATATTTACAAATGGACACACATTCCAACTTTAAAATGGTATATTGGATCTAGAACCGGTAAAAATTGTCATCCCGATGACGGGTATATTTGTTCTAGTAATTTAGTAAAACCTTTAATAAAGGAATCTCCAATCGAATGGAAACGAGAGATTTTATTCACGGGAAATCCAATTGAGATAAGAAATCTTGAAGGAGAAATTTTATCCTTATTGGATGCAAAAAATGATGATAGAAGTTATAATCAAGACAATGGAGATGGTAATTTTGTCCTATGGGCTCATTCTGAAATAACAAAAAAGAAAATGAGAAAGCCGAAATCAGAAAAAGTAAAAGGAAATTATAAAAAAGCAAATCAATTAAAAGCATTGGATCCAGTTTACCTTGAAAAATTAAGGAAGCCAAAACCAGAAGGTCACGGTAGAAAAGTATCAGAGGCATTAAAGGGGAAGTTAAAATCAGATTCCCATAGGCAGGCACTTTCTAAAGCACAAAAGTTAACGGCAGATAAACTAAGATCAGGTAAATCTTATTCGGAGATTTTTGGAGATGAGAGGTCTAGAGAAATTCGACAAAAAATGTCTATTAGTCAAAAAGGTAAACCTAATAACAATCCTATAGTTATTTGCCCACATTGTAATTTAAGCGGGCCTTCTGGGGCAATGAATCGATGGCACTTCAACAACTGTAAACACAAAAAATGATATTATCAATCTTACTTTTATTATCCGGACTAGCAATATCCGGAGTAGCAGAATTTTATTCTATAATGGGCTTGATGGCTATATTCTCAGCCGCACCTATTCCTATAGCAATTATGGGAATTAGTTTAGGTGTAGGTAAATTGGTTATAGCAAGTTGGATCAAAGCCTATTGGGAAAAAGCACCATTACTAATGAGGTCTTATGGTGTAGTATCAGTTTGTATTCTTATGATGATAACTACACTAGGTTGCTTTGGCTTCCTTTCAAAGGCTCACAGTGATCAAACTCTAGTAAGCGGTGATGTACAAGCAAAGGTAGCAATATATGACGAACGAATTAAAACCGAAAAAGATAATATCGAGGCTGACCGCAAACAACTCAATCAGATGGATGCGGCAGTTGACCAAGTTCTTAGTAGAACAGACGATGAAAAAGGTGCCACGAAAGCGAATGAAATACGCCGTAGCCAACTTAAAGATAGATCCAGGCTTCAAAACGAAATCCTGGCAAGCCAAAAGAAAATTGCTACTATCCAGGATGAAAGAGCGCCGTTTGCTGCAGAGAATCGCAAGGTAGAGGCTGAAGTAGGTCCAATCAAATACATTGCTGCTTTTGTATATGGTGCTAATCCAGATGCCAACATACTTGAACGAGCGGTAACTTGGGTCATTATTTTAATCGTTATTGTATTTGATCCCTTGGCAGTTGTTATGTTGTTAGCGGCACAAATGACGTTTGCCTGGGTACGAGAAGAAAAACAAGCAAAGTATGAACAAGATGAAGGTCCATTAACAGTTGACCAAATTGACCAAATTAAATCTAGTGACACATTCCCTACAGTAGATGATTTAGTTGATCAAGCAAAAGATAATGTTGTACCAGAACCTGAACCTATACAAGTTCCGGAGTTTGCCAAAAAAGAATTCACAGTAAATCCAGAAGTAGATGCACCTGTTGATGTAGTCAAACCTATACCAGAACCTGAACCTGATCCTAGATTAGTAGAACTACAGTCACGCATTATACTAGTGGAACAGGATCGTGATGACCTAATTGAGTTTGTAAAACAAAATCAAGAAGACTATGATAAAATCACAGATCTGCACCAGCGCAGTATGCAACGTGAAGTTGTGTTAAAAACAGAAATAGATAACTTGGCTTTTGAAGTTCATCAATTGAATGAAGAACTACTACGTGCCAAAGCTCCTCCGGTACAAATTGAATACCAATTTGAAGAGGAGTTACACGAAGATATTCCGGAACCTGTAGTGGAGGAACATACATCTGGCGAGATGACCAAAGATACGCAAACCGAGATCAGCAATGACTTGGCAGAAGAACCACTACCGGAACCTGAACCACAAGTAATTCAAATACAAGAAGCAATTAACGTAGCGGTGCCAGAAACCCCTCCAGTAATTACCTCGCAACCTGTTGAAGAACCCAAGGTTGAAGAATATATCACAGATGCTATTACAAAGCCAATTGAAACAATATTAACACGTAAACCCAATACTGGATTTGGTACGGATTTTCCAAACAATCCGGTACGTGGTGATTTATATCTACGTACAGATTTCAAGCCCACTAGACTGTTTAAATGGAACGATACTAAATGGATCGAAGTCAACAAGGCCGCAACTGATGCTTACGTCTATAACGATGCATATATACAGTTTCTAGCAGAAAAACTATCCAGCGGTGAATATTCGCTTGATGATGTATCTGATATAGAACTATCACAAATACAAACATTAATAGGAGGCAGACGTGGGTGAATTTAAACCAGCCACACAGGCAATTAGTAACTTTATTACTCCGCCGGATTACATAGAAACTGTGTTAATTATCGGAGCAGAGAATCACGAAATTATAGCCTGTGCAGACGCTTGCCAAGTTTCCGGACGAGCATATAATGTCTATGTCTACGACGAGTCCATGAAAGACAAAGAGTGGTTAAACACAGTTATGTTTAAAGTAGATACTATCCTACTACAGGAAAATCAACTACAGTTTACAGTTCCTACACCCATTGGATTCGGGCCCAATTGCGATTTAAAAGCACCCGCAGACTATTTTAATAAATAAACAATGAGCTATTACGATAAACCCTCCTTCAAGAAAGTCACTGGCAACACAGTAATTGTGCAACACGATAATGTAGAAAAAGCACTACGTAAATTCAAAAAGAAAGTCATGGAAAGTGGCTTACTCAACGAACTGCGTGAACGTGAATTTTATACCAAACCCACTACTGCCCGCAAGCAGGCTAAGAATGCCGCGAAACGTCGTTGGCAAAAGAAATTGGAAGCACAAGCTCTTCCAAAGAAAATGTTTTAATTTAACCAAAATAGTTGTATATTATATCTAACAGCGTATAATAAATAACTGTGTAGTGCCCAATTCCGGGGCTACATTTATAAATGTCATCTTGCTTAATAGGAGAAAAACATGACACAATTTTCAATTCACACTCTCGATTTACCAAACCTAGCTTCACAGTTGCATCGCCACAGTATTGGCTTTGATCAAATGTTCGATCAACTAAATCGCACATTTGCCAACAGTAAGTCAGATGGTAACTATCCTCCACATAATCTGGTCAAAATTGACGACACACATTATGCCATTGAACTTGCGGTTGCAGGCTTCAGTGAGGAAGAAATCGATGTTGAACTCAAAGACAATGTTCTTACTGTAAAAGGTGAACAAATCAAAGAAGAACAAGAAATTGAATACTTACACAAAGGTATTTCAGCAAGAAACTTTGTTCGCACGTTCCCTTTGGCCGAACACATTGAAGTTCGTGGAGCAACAGTTAAGAATGGTATTCTTGCTATTGCCCTAGAACAAGTGATCCCCGAAGAGGATAAACCCAAGCGTATTCCCATAACATTTGCAAAATAATGATTAAGGTTGTATAATTGGTACAAGGGCAGAATCCCCTGCCCTTGTGTTTTAAATATTTTATTATGGCAGATACAAAAACCGAAGTAGAAGTAAGACCGCGTATTGCAGTTAAACCTGAATATAAGGAACCTAAGAATTATAATGTCATTTATATCAACGACGATGTAACTACATTTGAATTTGTTGTAGAAACGTTAACAAGTATTTTTGGATATGCTCGTGAAGGTGCTGAAGCATTGACTATTAAAGTGCATGACGAAGATCAAGCAGTAGTAGCAACATTATCTTATGAAATGGCCGAACAAAAAGGTATCGAAGTAACAGTCCTGGCACGTAGTCATGGATTCCCCCTACAAGTTAAAATCGAACAAGACATATGATATTCTTAATAGATTAAATTAGCTCAATGTAATAAATAAGCATATAGGGAGATATTATGTTTATCGGTTACATTTATAAAACAACTAATTTACTCAACAATCGAAGTTATATTGGTAAAAAGAAAACACCAAAATTTGATAAAAATTATTATGGATCTGGAGTAGCATTACAATCTGCTATTAAGAAATATGGTAAAGAAAATTTTATCGTAGAAGCTATTGCTTGGGCAACAACTATAAGTGAACTGAACAATCTCGAAATATCCAATATAGCTTTTTATAAAAATCAAAATAATCTATACAATATTGCCGAAGGTGGAGATGGAGGAGATACTACTACCAATCATCCCGATAAAGAAAATATTGTTAAAAATCGAGCCAACAGTATTAAAAATTGGCATGATTCATTAAACGAAGAACAAAAACTCGAAAGAGGGAGAAAAATAAGCAATAGTAAAAAGGGCAAATCAAATGGTCACAATGGATTTCATCATTCTGATGCTACCAAGACTAAAATGAGCAAAGTAGATAAAGGATACACAAAATCTATAGAATGGAAATTAGCCCATGATTCGGCTATGGCTAAACGAAAAGGTACATCATTGACTGCAAAATATAAATCTGTTATAATAGATAATATAGAATATGTCTCAATCGGACACGCAATGGCGGCGTTAGGTATAAAACATCGAGCAACCTTCTATAAACTTAAATCACAACAAAAAATAAAGGTAGACTACAAATGATTTTTAATAAAGTTAAGGATCTTAAAAACGAAGGTAAACGTATTGGCATTACCTTTTCGCAATTTGACCTCTTACATTCGGGACATATTGCTATGTTGGCCGAAGCAAAAAATCATTGCGATTACTTGATTGCTGGGTTACAAACAGATGCCAGTATAGATCGTCCGGATAGTAAAAATCCTCCGGTACAAAGTATTGTTGAACGCCAAATACAACTAAGTGCTTGTCGTTTTGTAGATGAAATTGTTGTCTACACTACAGAAGCAGACTTAATTGACATATTACTTACACTACCAATTGATGTACGTATACTAGGTAAAGAATATGAGGACACAAACTTTACTGGTCGTAATGAAGGCCATGGACTAGGTATTGTGCATGTGTTTAATACCCGAGATCATTCATTCTCCAGTAGTAGTTTACGTAAACGAGTAGTAGCTGCAGAAAGTCACAAACTCTTAACAGACAAGAAATAAAATGGATATAATGTTGGACATTGAGTCGTTGAGTACACGACCTGATGCCGTCATACTTACATTGGGTGCAGTTAAGTTTGATCCCTATACTCCGGATAGCTTTGGTGATACATTATACCTACGTCCCGATGTTGATGATCAAATAGCACAGGGCCGGTATGTTGAGGACGACACAGTGGAATGGTGGGGTAAACAACATCCAGATGTACGTGAAGAAGCATTGGGTACTGAAGGTAGAGTCTCAGTAGATGAAATGCACCGACAACTGAATAGATTTTGTGTGGGTGTTAAAAATATTTGGGCACAAGGCTCAGTGTTTGACATAGGTTGTTTAGAAAACTTATACAGGCAGTATGGGTGGCCTGCTCCATGGTACTACTGGCAGATACGAGACAGTCGTACACTATTTGGCATACATGGTGATCCACGTGAAAAGAATAAAGAAGATTTACATAATGCTCTAGCTGATTGTGTAAGTCAAGCACAGGCGGTACAGGAAATTTATAAAGCATTAAGGATATCAAAATGAACAAATATATAGAAAAAATCCCACGCAGTTTTGCTAAAGTACTTAGCTGGCGCATTATGATTATTGGCCAATATTTTGCCATTGGTTACTTTACCACTGGTAGTGTGGCATTTGGTGCTGGTCTTGCAGGTGCAACCACTATCATCAATAGTACGTTGTACTTCTTTCACGAGCGTGCCTGGAATCGTGCAGGTTGGGGCAAAGATGCCGTTACCCCTACCGCAGAATAAAGACCATTATGGTTACTATACTGTAGGTAACTACAAGACCTATAGTAAGCTAGATGCTATTCTAAAACATGAAGCTACTGGTGATTTCCCGCAATGGCATTTCAATGACGATGTGTTCTCGCAAGCCAATTGGCGGGTAGAACCCACAGAGTCACTACAGGAACTATATCGCCGGCGGGCACAACAAATACGTGACCGCTACGACTACATAGTACTGTTTTACAGCGGTGGTGCTGACAGCACAAATATACTGCAAACATTCATTAATAACGACATCAAACTAGACGAAATTGCACAGTTTTATAGTCTCGAGGGCGACGGAGGAGATAAGGATTCTAACTTTAACAGTGAAGTTATCCGAGTCGCTATCCCATGGAGTTTGAAGGTAACCGAACAATATACCTATATCCAGCATCGTGTAATTGATCAAAGTCAATTAATTGAACGCATATACGAAGAGCCCGAGATCAAGTACGACTTTATATTTCAACAGAATACTTGTATAAGCCCTAACAATTTTAGTCGGGTTTACTTGCGTAAGTTTGTCAAAGACTATGCAGACATGATTACGACCGGTAAACGCATATGCTTCTTATGGGGCGCAGAAAAGCCGCGTGTCAGTGTAGTTGATGGACGCTATTGTGTGCGCTTCTTGGACATGGTAGACAATTGCGTCAGCCCATTATTACAACAAAACGATTTCCCTGGATGGTACGACGAACTGTTCTATTGGAGTCCAGATTTTGTGCAAGGCTTGATCAAACAAGCACACACGGTCAAACGTGCATTGACCGCCTTACCCTTAAACGATGTAAATTTTACACAAGACTATAGTCCATTTGGTACCGTAACACGCAATGGGCAATCTTGGAAACTAACTAATCACGGACTGCATCAAGTTATCTATCCTGATTGGGATATTACAACGTTCAGTGTAGGTAAAAAACGTAGCCCCATACTAAGCCTACGTGATTCATGGTACTTGGACAAGACCACAGGTAGCAGTCAACGATTCTTGGCGGGTATAAATGAATTTGACTCGATACTTAGTCGAGTCAAAAACGGTTTTTGGAAAAACGAAAGCGATTTAATGGCAGGGGTTAAAGGATGTCTAACCCCGCCTTACTTTATTGAATAGTCTTAATAGACTCAATCAACCCAGCTGGGAACTGTGTTTCAAAGTAGTCATACACTGGCTTGGTTAGAGCTTTGTAACGAGCAACTTCTGCATCATCCCACTCAATGACCGGAATTCCTTCTTCAGCACAACGTGCTATTACTTGGTCACTATCATCTAAACTTTCTTGACGCTCGCTTTCAGCTGCCTCTAAAGCTGCTTCTTGCATCCAACCTTGCATTTCTGCACTCAGTGATTGCCAAACTTGTTCGTTAATGATAATAGCCGTTAAGAACAGACTGTGTTTGCTATTCGTAACAACACGAGCAACTTTATCTACATCAGTGCGGAAATAACGTGCCCAAGTGTTTTCGCCAATGTCAACTGTACCGTCACGTAGTGCTTGGGTTGTTTTGTAAATTGGAACGTTAACTGGGTTAGCACCTAGTTCAGTGAACGTCTGCTTGGCAGCACGACTATTGCTGGTTCTAATATTTTGGCCTTTGAGGGTGTCTACACTAACTGGCTCGTTTCCGACAATCATACGGAAACCACCCGAATACGTAAATGCTAGACCGCGAATGTTTGACTTCTTAGCTAGATCACTCAACAGACCTAAACCAATTTCACTGTCTAATACTTTGGTAGCATGATCATGGTCACGGAATAGGAACGGGAGTTCTAATACATTCAAATGATCGTTGTAGTGACCTAATGTTGTGTTATACATTTGGCTCATTTCTACGACGCCGTCGTTTACCAAGCTGGCAAATTGTACACCTTCCACTGTATCAACTTGCTCTTTGCTCATGTATTTCTCAACGTATTCGTCAGCACCTAAAATTTCAATTTCAATTTGTCCCTGACTTTTTTCGTTAACTTTTTCTGCAAATATATTAGCAGAGCGTAAAAATAAATCGTATGGCACATGGGCTAGAACCCAGCGTAAACGAATTGGTTGTTTCATGGTATTTCCTTTAGATATAATTGGTTTATAATATATTTATATAGTTAATAGTCTTTATCGCATTAATACCTTCCAAAGTTTTATTAACGTTTAATTATTTTACCAAATTTCTTAAATAATAAATAGGGGCTTTGGGAAATGGATCCAATTACGTTATTTGCCCTTGCTAATGGTGCAGTCAGTGCAATTAAAGCAGGGTGTAAATTATACAAAGACATCAAAGGTGCGGCTGGAGACGTTAAGGCCGTCTTAAAGGACCTTGACGATCAATTCAACAAAGCACACAAAGACAAACCCCCTAGTCCAGAAGCACGTAAACAATACATAGAAGAAAAGAATCGTGTAGTTGAGCTTAACAAAAAGGGTGGGGAGACTGACGATATATACGCAGAGATTGGTGAAAAGTTGGGCGATTTCTTTGATGCATACAACAAATGTATAACAGTTCTCCAAGAAGAAGAAAAACACAGTAGGGATGAATTATACACTGGTGATGCCAGTCTAGGCAAACGTGCACTACAACGTGTGCTAATGAAGAAAAAGTTAGAACAAATGAGTGTTGATCTACGTGAGCTAGTGGTTTACCAAAGTCCTCCAGAGCTAGGCGCATTGTGGAGTGATGTTAACAAAATGATGGACGAGCTTGGTAAACAACAAGACGTTCATTTACGTAAGAAAATGGCAGCTGATGCGGCTTATGCTAAACGCAGAGCCAGGTTTATGGCAACATTAAAAGCAGATGCGTACATAGGCGGATTCTTTTTGTTTTTAATCTTTTTTACTGGTTGTATGTTTGCTTATATAGCATATGATGCAGAACATAGACATCCAGAATGGAAATCTCGATCTTCACAAGGAACATTAGAAATAGTAAGACGCCAGGAACTGGCTAGAGTGCTAGAAGAAGCAAATACCAGAGCAGACATAAGATACAAACAATTACGGGATGCATCAACTTCTCACGTAAAAGTAGATGATGGCGAGAGCGACTGATGCGGATATTAGTCCAATTACCATAAATCCTAAAAATACCTTTCCAAATCCAACCTCATGAAGCCAATCCATGAACTCTGTTGTTTTCATTATTATACGAGTCCTTTAATGTATTATTTAAATAATACAGAAAAAAGATTAAATACTAGCATATGAGTTGGTTTAATAAAAAGCCCCGCCCTCGAAATCCCCCCACCTTTCCCCAAAAAATCTTACACCTGCAACAGAACGCAAAATGAAGGAAGTCAAAGACCGTGTCCGCCCCCTAAAGGAGAAACCCGATGATAAATGAACGTATGCTACACAAGATGTATCAACAATGGAGCAGTGGCAGAGAAAATGTAGCGAACGATTGGAGTTACTTTGTGGAGTTTGCTGCAAAACAAACAGAAATTCCTGCAAATGAAATGGCATCATTACTACAACGTTGCGATTGGTTTCGATGGACTACTGAAGACAAATAAATAAGTAATGAAGATAGTAGAAATCATTAACGAAGCACCACTGCCCCCAGACTGGGATCCAGCTGAGTTTGTAAACAATAGAACATCATTTAAAAGTCGTTTGGCCTATGCTCTGGATCGTGCCAAAAAAATAGGTACTGGTAGTAGCCGTGTTGCTATGACTATTGAATATGAAGGTCGTCCAACCGCATTAAAGATTGCAAAGAATCAAAAGGGACTAGCACAGAATAGTGTTGAGCTAGATGTACTTGATGATGGGTATGCAAAACAAATAGGCATACTAATTCCATTAATTGATTACGATCAAGTAAATGCAGCACCAACTTGGATACAAACAGAAATTGCACAAAAAGCCACAGAGAAACAGTTGTGCAATTTAATTCATTGCGAAAGTTTATCTTCTTTAGTATTGATGGCAAAATCTATATTGGGAGAACGTGTGTACACTAATTATTCTCCTGAGATGTATGCAGAGAAAATGAGGCAAAAGCACAAAACTGAAGAAGCAATTGAAATTTGCATAGAGTATGCAAATGCACTAGCAGAACTTCAAAATTCATTCGGTATCCTACTAGATGATTTTGCTCGTGCCGCAAATTGGGGATTGTACCAAGGAAAACCTGTTATAATTGATGTTGGTTTTACCGAGAATGTTCG